GATATTATAGATAGTGCGGTCAGATTTAAAAAAGATATGTATACTTCTGGTTTTCAATGTATATCATTTCATAGAAGAAAAATAATACCTATTGGAAAGGGTGGGATGATATTGACCGATAATAAAGATGCTTATGAATGGTTTAGAAGAGCAAGATATTGTGGTAGAATAGATGGATTACCATATGATAAACATGAAGAGTTTACACAAAGGGGTTGGAATATGTACATGACACCTGAAGATGCTGCAAGAGGACTACTATTGTTCGATGATTTACTTAAAAAATCAAAAAACTTCGAAGATATGGGTGGTTCAGAGTCATATTCAGACCTATCAAAATCGAAAATATTTACTGATTAGATATTTATTTAGGAGTCAATACATTTAGGACACACATGAATAAATTATCAAAATGGCTAGTCGATTCGATAGTTAATGAAAATAAAAAGATAACAAAGGTCGTTGGTATATATGGTGGAAGATATCAACCATTTGGCCCACATCATAAAAAAACATATGAATGGTTAAAGACAAAAGTTGATGATGCGTATATAACTACGTCTGATATTAAAAGACCACCCAAACACCCTATGAACTATAAAGAAAAAGTTCGTCATATGACAAAGATGGGTATACCTAAAAGTAAAATTATAAAAGAAAAGGTTCCACTAAGAGCAGAAAATGTTTTAAAAAAGTACAATCCACAAACTACTGCAGTGGTTTATATATTTGGTGCAAAAGATGCAGGTAGATTAGCAGGTGGTAAGAAAAAGGGTGGTGGTTTGTCATACTTCCAAGACTTTAAGAAAAATAAGAATAATATAAAAGGGTATGAAGAACATGGATACTTTATGGTTGCACCTCATCAATCTATAAAAGTTGGTGGTAAAGAAGTGAGTGGAACTGTGATGAGAGATTTACTTGGTTCACCAAAAATAGATGATAAAGAAAGACCTAAATTATTTAAACAAGCATTTGGATACTATGACAAAGGTATCTTTAATATGATGAATAATAAATTTAAAAAGTTGTATGAGGTATTTGAACAATTTCTTGTTGAACATAATATCGAAAAAATATTAGAATCAAATTCTTCTGCATTCCCAATTGATGATGGCCCACCAACATTTTATGATGGGTTTCGTGATTATCAAAAACAATCTAAGTTGTGGATAGATTCGATGTATAATGAACTTGGATGGGAATTGATTAGTTACATTTTAAGTGATAGTGCAATCGATCCTGGTCTTGATTATACTACGAGGATGGGAAAAGTACCCACAGTAGCGTATGGACGTAGAGGTGCAGGGCCTTATGGTGAAAGATTTCCAAGTTCCGATCCTGTTTCTGCTTATAAAAAATGGCTTGAACAAGTAACAAGGACTCTTGATTTTAAAATAGTAAAATGGTTAGGTTTAAATGATAGTGCAACAGACGTTAATGGTGTACCTGTAGAATCACCTGCATTGCCTGGTGTACAAACAGGTGACCAAAATACACAAAGGTTAAAAAATCTTGATTTGGCACCTGGTGATGAAGCCATGGGAAGTACAGTTGATAAATTACAAGACTCTTATATTAGAGACGTAAAGTCACTTCTTGTAGAGGGTGGAGCATACGGACATATGTCTCATCCATTTGATGATAAGGATTTAACATTTGGTGATTTAAAAAAGATTATAGAATTAGGATTAGGTGGACAACTAAGTCGTGAAGATAATGTTACAGAAAAACTTGATGGTCAGAATTTGTTCGTAAGTTTTAAAGATGGAAAAACAATATTCGCAAGAAATAAAGGACAAGTAAAAAACTTTGGTCAAAATGCACTAAACGTTAGTGGTATAATATCCAAGTTTGCTGGTCGAGGTGATATATCAGATGCCTTTGAGTTTGCTGCTAAAGATTTAGATAAGGCATTACAATCACTTAGTGATAAACAAAGAACAAAAATTTTTAACGAGGGTCAACATTGGATGAATCTCGAAGTAATGTGGCCAAAATCATCCAACGTTGTTAACTACGATAAGGCAGAAATAGTATTTCATGGTGCTTTAATATACGATGAATCTGGTTCACCAATAGGAGAAGTACCAGGTAGTGGTAGAATATTAGCTGGTATGGTAAAACAACGTAATCAAAATATACAAAAGAAGTTTAAGATATCTTCTCCTGTATTTTTAAAAGTTCCTAAACATCAAGATTTTGGTAAAATGAAAAAAAAGTTTTTAGGTAGACTAAGTAAATTACAGAAAAAGTATGGATTGAATAATAATGATACTCTTGGTTTATATCATCAAAAGTATTGGGAGAGTTTTATATTACTAAATTCAAAAAAATACAAATATAAAATACCAAGAAAAGTTTTGATTAATTTAACAAAACGATGGGCGTTTTTTGATAAATCTTATAAAATACCTATGATGAGAAAAGATATAAAGAACGAAAAGTTTTTAGAGTGGTCTTTGGGTTTTGATAAAAACAATCATTCAAAACAAGTAAAAGAAAACATGAGACCATTTGAAATATTGTTTTTTGAGGTTGGTGCTGAGATACTTAAGAATGTAGATGGGTATATGGCTGCTAATCCTAATGACTCGGTTCAAAAAATGAGAAAGGGTGTACAGAAGGCAGTACAAACTTTAAGGTCAAAGGGAGATGTCAAAAAACTAAACACATTAAAAGTTCAGTTAGATAGATTGAATTCAATTGGTGGTTTGAAAACAATAGTACCATCAGAGGGAATAGTTTTTAAATATAATGGAAAGACTTATAAATTTACTGGTGCATTTGCACCTGTAAATCAAATAATGGGTCTTTTAACGTTTTAGGAGTAAAGGTTATGTCAGATAATAAAATGGAAAATGTATCAATCAAGGAAAGGGCAAAACAATTAAAAGCTGTTCGTTCAATCCTACGAGGTGAAGAAGTTCAAAAAACGGTTATGGTTGGATACGAGGGTAAGAAACAAAAACAAGGTGATATAGAAAGTCCATTGACTTCAATAATGCAAAAGGTTAGGATGCCTTGGTTTTGTCCTGAATGTAAAAAAGTCATGAAAAGTAGACTCGATGATAAGTTTTGGAGATTGATGGGACATTGTTTTAATTGTCAGGTAGAAATTGAAAATAAGAAAAGAATCGAAGGTACTTATGAGGAATGGGCACAACAAAAAGTATTAAAAAATAAAGTGAGTTTTATTAAGAATACATTAGAAGAGATTGATGGGTTTATCAATACACCTTTACCTGTATTTTGGAATCAAACTGCAGCTGATGGAGAGACTATGGATAAGGAAGAGTGGACTGCAGATATGACAGCTTTAAAAGAAAAGGGTGAAGATGCTAAAAAGATGTGGACGGATGAACTGAAAAAAACCGAGAAAGAACTAAATAGTCTATTTATAGATGGAGAACTACATGATAAAAATTGATGTAAGTGTCGGTGATACAATACTTGTTGGCCGATTTAAAAATAAAAAGATTGTCGTTAAGTCGATAGGTAAAGATGACCATGGCATGCCTACTGTTAATGGTAGAAGTGTGGTTAACTTTAGAAGTACGAAAAAAAATGAATCTAAATTTTCGGAGGTCATGAAAGAAATAATATGAAAATATGGAAATTAATACTTGGACTTTTTGGTTTAGTTGGTGGACTTTTTGCTGTTCAAGCTTCTAAGAAAAAAGAAGTTAAGGAGTTAGAGAAAGTCATTAAGGAAAACAAAAAAGAAGAAAAGAAAGTTGAAAAAGAAATAAAAAAGTTGGAAGAAGATAAATCTGTTTCCAAAAAAGAAGTTGGTAAATTAAAAAGAAAATTAACTATTAGTAAAAAGAAAACAAAAAAGATGCAAGAGGCATATGATAATGACGACATATCTTCTGCAGAGGATTTTTTGAAGAAATTTGCTAAAAACAAATAGGAGTTTAGAATGGGATTCGTAACTGGTTCAAACAACCTACCAGGAACTATAGCAGTTGATGCTTCAAACTTTCATGATAATCAAAGTATGGACACTCAGAATCAAGGAGTTTATAGTAAAGTAGTAACAACTTCTGGTGAGGACTTAGTGTTGTCTGGCTCAAACTTACCTGGTAAAGGATTTATTGTCGTAAGTGCTGGTAGTACAGTAATTACACCTGCAGGTGGTGGTGACCCTTTAACTGCATCTAATCTTACTGCAAAGGTACAATACGATATATCTGTAAGTAGAGTTAGTGGTAGTGGAACTGTAAATATACTATATTAGTGAGGTTAGGTTTGAAAATATTAAAGTACTTTATAGTAATCTTTTTTGCTATGTCAATGGCAGAAAGCCAAGAAATAATGAAGGGTGGTGAAAAACCAACTACATTTACATATGATGAAGCATTAGAGATGTTAAAAGCTCGTGATGCCGAGTGGGAAGAAAAGATTGCAAAGGCAAATACATTGATAGAATTTCAAAAAATTACTATCAACCAATCTGATTCTGTTATTGTTAAGTTAGAAGAACAAGCAAAATTAGATACTTTAGTAATGTTGGCTCAAAAGAAACAAATTGATTTATTGAAATCACGTGATGAGGCTAACGAGAAGATGATATCATTAGTTGAAAAGAAGTGGTACGAGAATACGTACCTTTGGTTAGCATTAGGATTTGTGTTAGGTAAAATATAATGTCTAATGTTCCCATAAAAGAAGTAATCAAAAAAGAGTATGTTAAATGTGCTCAGGATCCTGTATATTTCTTAAAGAAGTATTGTTATATACAACATCCAATGAAAGGTAAAATACCTTTTCATACTTGGGACTTTCAAGAAAAAACTTTAAGGGACTTCCACGACCATAGATATAACATTATATTAAAAGCCCGTCAGTTGGGTTTATCCACTCTTACTGCTGGTTACACTTTATGGATGATGACTTTTCATCAAGATAAAAACGTCTTGGTGATTGCTACCAAACAAGATACCGCTAAAAACTTAGTAACAAAAATTCGTGTGATGCATGCAAACTTACCAAGTTGGGTTAAACAACAATGTGTTGAAGATAATAAATTGTCTCTGAGATATGCAAATGGTTCACAAGTAAAGGCAATATCAAGTAAAGAAGATGCTGGTCGTTCTGAGGCTCTGTCGTTATTGATACTTGATGAGGCTGCTTTCATTGATAAGATTGATGAGATATGGACTGCAGCTCAACAGACGTTATCTACTGGTGGTAGTTGTATTG